GGCGACGATCTGTTTCACAGAGGCACAGGGTGATCGCTTGAGAGGCGGTGACCTAATGGAGTCTTTGTTCCGCGATGCTTACAAGGCACTCCGCGTCCTGTATGCACCAATGAAACCGCCGGAGCCCCGCGATGAAACCGACACAGGGATATCTGACTGAAGATGGTACGTTCTTTGAGAGTAAGAAGGAAGCTGCGCTCTATGAAGCTGAGATCAGGTTGAGGGACGCCTTCATAGAGAGATACCAGAAGGGCGATGTTGAAGTGTTCATGACAATTGTGCGCACGCTCAGAAAGCAGATAGGAGATTATTGCAATGTCTATTTTACCCCGTCGCCCGTCGACATCACCGAACCTAACACTCCCGCCGAAATCGAGGAGCGAGAAGAGACTCCTCCAAGTCCACCGACCACGGCTGATGACCGTCCTCGCATCCTCACCGGCACAGAAGAAGATATTGCATCCGTACTCAAACTCCCGACTAGAAGACATCGCAACGTGTCCGACGTGGGGAGTGGTACACCTACAGAAGAGATATCCGACCGCGGCCCGCTCTATGGCGCTGGAGTGCGGTTCGACGATGCATGAGATGTTTGCGGCTGTGCGTATCTGGCAGTTGTCTGAGATACAGAAACTACCCGATCACGCACAGTGTACAGGCAAGCGTATCTTCGGCGCAGCACGATGGAACAAGTGTTGGAAACATTGTGTGAGTTACACAGACGAACGTGAACAGTTGATGGAGTTGTGCTTCTCCATTCTGGCCACGGCTGGATGGAAGGATGACGAGAATGATCGTACGCGGACCATGACGAACATGGAGTTAGCAACGATAGTGTACATCGATGAACGGCTTTATGGGATGGAGACTTGGCCGATCTATATCGAGGATGTGTCTAACCCTCAGTCTATGGTGGGGATTGAGCAAGTGTTTGATGTTACTCTTACTTTTGAGGATAGTAAAGAGTTTAGGTATATCGGGACCATTGACGGTCTGGTTATCAAGGCGCCTACTGGTCAGTATTACCTCGATGAGAATAAAACTTCTGTTCGTCTCAGCCAAGCGTGGCGAGACTCATTCGATATGAAGCACCAGATCACAGGCTATTGTGCAGCGAGTACGGCGGTATTTGGATTTCGTACTCTGCGAAGTCGCGTCACAGGATTGAAGATACCGCCGAGTAATCGTGGTGAAGACTGCTACCCGTTCGAGCCCATAGAAAGGACTGAAGATGCTATTCAGCATTGGGCGACTTGGCTCCGTGAGATGGCGGAGACATATGAGAAGTATAAGGATGACTTCGAGCACGCCGCGAGGTACACGCATAGTTGTAACAGATATTTCCGGACGTGTTCTCTTCTACAGTTTTGCGCAGACACTGCGGAGGGGAGGCAGATCGCCTTTAACGAGTCGATGGTGGCAGCGGAACCCAGTCCATCCGAACGATCCATAGGTGAATGACGATGTGTGAATCACACAAGCGAGGAGGCTACGGTGCTCAACAAGAAACCAACGCAAATGTTGGGTCCTGTCCCAATAACACAGGGAGAGGAAACCCCTAAGAGGATAGCGTTACTCCTATGGGGTGACGCAGGATGTGGCAAGACTACCCTGTCGGCTACGGCTCCAGGGCAGAAGTTGTGGATCAGTTTAGGAGATCAGGAGCATGTTAGTGTGTCCCATCGCCCTGATGTTATGGTCGCGAACTTCTCCGCGATGGGATACGACGATTTCTTCAAGCACGCACAGAACGATAACCCGTTTGGTTTGGATCAAGTACTGGCGAACAATCCAAACATTGAGACGGTGGTGTTCGACTCCGTTACGGCTCTGGCGTTCCGTGCGTTGCAGAAAGCCGTAGCTATGGGTCTTGGAGCGGGTAGGAACTTCACTCCAACTGTTGAGGCTCCAGGGTTGAGCGCGTACGGCGGACGCAATGCGATCGTACTTGAAGTGTTGACTGGACTTCTTCGTGTCACGGCCAAACATGGCGTCCATGTTATCATAACCGCGCATGAGAATGATCCGATACAGGACGAGCAAGGTAACGTACAATATATCACGATTATGCTAGGCGGTAAGCTAGTAAGTCACAACACATGGCGTCTATCTGAGATATGGTACATGAGTCAGGATGGTGATAGGCGTCGGATAGCGGTGAGGCCCACACGTAAGCGCAGACCGATGAAGTCGCGTATGTTCACTGGTATTGGACCGCCTGAGTTCGAATTAGTGTACGACTCAGAGAAACCAGACCAAGGCCAGATGACGATTACGTCCTTCTTTAACCAATGGGTATCGGGTAATGGAAGGAAACTACAGATACCAGTTCGTGTGAGTCACACAAAAGGAGGAACGAAATGAGTGAAGTTTGGATGATTAAGTGGGACAACATTCCACATCTGTTCTCGTCTCTCGGTGTAGCGAAGCAGAGTATCATGCAAACCTATCCTGATCACCTGATCGTGGGGTCAGGTAGCGAGAGCGAACATTCAGCAGTATTTGATGTGTGTAAGGATGGTAAGATACAGGATCGCGTCACGGCTCTGGAAATGAGTGTGCATAGCGAACCGATAACCATACCTACTACAGTCGGACGTAGCACCGCAGAGTTCTAGTCGAGGTTCCCTGGCAGGGGACGAAATAGCAACGCAGTGAACGGCTGCCAACGTGTCACGAGGAGCAAGACTATGGCTAATGACGAACCGATTGGTATCATCGAGCTTGAGGAGAATCTGGCGGATGTTGAGAAGCCGCCGGAGATTCCCGCAGGTAAGTATACCGCGGAGGTACAAGACGTCCAGGAGATGACGTCAGGGAAGGGTAACACTTACTTCGCTGTGACGTTCCACATTGCTCCCGAGGAATTGCCCCAGGACATTGCGGATCAATACGAAGACGGTGCCAACCTCTTCTGGAACCGGACGATGAAGCCGAAGGGTCGCTCTGACCGCCGTGGGATGTTCAACCTGCGTCGGTTCATCGAGGCTCTCGGACTCGACTCCAACACGACGACGATCGATCCGAACGATTGGATGGGTCGTCCCGCCCGCCTTCACGTTGTCATGGGTAAGTGGCAGGGTGAGGAACGTGCGGAAATCCGTGCGGTCGAACCGGCTGAGGAACGTGCTCCTCCGCCCAAGGCTCGTGCGGCGCGTGGTGGCAATCGTCGCGCCACTGCTGAGTAAAGCGTAACCATCGGCGGTGTGTGGCTCTTGTGTGAGTCACACACCGCCATCCCCATAGGAGTTAGCTATGAATCCCCGAGTGTTTGCCAGACCTCCATCTGTTACGATCAGCCTTGGTGATCTGACAGCCTCGAACGGTGAAGCGCAGACTGTGTTTCGTTGTTCGCAATCAGATAAGGCTGACGTAGACCTTGCGGCAAAGCGTCTTCATATGTCCAGCGCGCAGTTTATTAGGATGGTTGTTATTCAGTGTGCGCGCAAAATCTTAAGTGAAGAAGGGTTGGTGTCGTCATGAATAGCGTATTTGGTTATGGGAGCTCGTCGTCGTGATCAAAGCCATAGTGAAACCAGAAAAGGTTATGGCTTGCGATTTAAAGCCTGGAGATATATTCCAGCTAGAACTGCCTGATCCTATGTATTTCAATAACGAAATGAACCGGGAGGATGTAGCTATCCCTGTGTTCCTCCGTACTAATGTCGATGCCTGGGACGTGTCGGACGCTACCGATATCGTGTATCGATTGAACATCGTGGTGGTGAACGAGGGACACCCGATGGATGTGAGAGTTGATCCCTTCGTTCCACCAGGGATGAAGCCATGAGCATGAGAGAAGCGTGCGAAGTTTATATGAAGCTGTTAAAAGACACAGAGGAACTAACTCCAGAGCAACGGCATCTAGCTCGTGAGTCTTTTAATGAGGGATGGCTTCAGTGTGAAGCGACCCGCCGCGCACTGGAGGCCAAGCCATGACCATCAACCTCAGTATGGAGCAGCAGAACGCGCTTGAGATGTGCTGCGATCTCACCATGCCCATTGTCAGCGTCACAGGCGGGGCTGGTACTGGCAAGACCCTCGTACTCGGTAAGGTATACGAGGAGCTAAAACGTCTGAGAAAGACGATCGTGCTGTGCGCTCCAACAGGGCGTGCAGCTAAACGTATTGAGGAGCTAACCAAGATACGAGCCAAGACTGTACATCGTATGTTGGAGTTCCCTCTCCCTAATGATCCTGACGCAGATGGTAACGTCGATCCTAATGAACCCAGACGGTCTAAGGATTTCCCACTAGAGGAAGACGTGATCATTGTTGACGAGTCGTCGATGATATCTCCCGCGTTGTATAGGTTCATACTCAACGCAATGAAGCGTGGCTCTGTCATCCGTTGGTTTGGGGATAACAATCAGCTACCGCCTGTGGAGGAGGGCAAGCCCCCATTCATCACACTCCTTAAAGAACACCCTGCGATCACACTCACGTACAACTTCCGTAGTGGTGACGCGCTGATTGAGAATGGTCAGCGTATCCTGCGAGGCTCATTGCCTAGGCGTAATCCCAGGTTCGAGATCATCTACAGTGACTTTCCGCTCGACGCCCTCCTTGACTTCATCACAGTAGAATTCACTACAGAGAACTACCAAATCATCACGCCTACGCGGAAAGGTCGTACAGGTACCATCCGAAGCAATCCATCTATTCAAATGAAGTTCAATAGCCGTGGCAAGATGCTGCGCCTTGATCGCTTCGACAAAGAAGAGTCTCCACTTGCCATTCGTGAGAAGGATAAATTCATCTGGATTAAGAACGACTATAAGCTCGACTTGTTCAATGGTGAGTTAGGTTATGTCGATTGGATAGACCCTGACATAGGCGACCTAGGTATTGTAACTGGTGAGCGTGCGGTTGTCATTCCATCTAGGGTTAAGACATATAATTCCTACATAGGCACAGTCATCAATTACGATCCAAGGAAGCAACTTGAACTAGGCTACGCGGTCACTACACACAAGGCTCAGGGTTCAGAGTTCAAGACGATCATCTACTACATAAGCAGAAGCCAGGCATGGTTGTTGAATAGACGTAACTTCTATACAGCGATCACGCGAGCTAGGGAGAACGTGATCCTAATCACAGATCGTAAGGCAATGAACCTTGCGATGCGGCGATACGAAGATACACTCAGATAGTTGTGTGATTCACACAGGGAGGCCGAAGTGCTAAAAGTCGCGAAGATTGAGTTTCCACCGCTAGACCGTGCGGAGTTGAATAATGAGTTCCGAGCAATGGCAGCCAACCTACAGCTTGATACCGAGGTACTCAGCGACGGCCCCTTGTCCTCCTCCATTGCGATTGTCGGTGAAGGACCTGGAGAGACTGAGATACGACATCCTCAGCGACTACCATTTGTTGGTGGCGCGGGCCACTTGCTCTGGGACTCGCTTAGGACTTTTGGCATCAATCGATCTAACGCTTACGTCACAAATGTGGTCAAAAGGCAAATCTCCCTCTCTCGAAAAGGAGGAGAGAAGCACATCGTTCACCGTGATGAATTGGAAAAGTGGATCGGAATGCTCAAGTGGGAACTGGAACAACTCCCCAACTGCACTACTATTTTTGCCATGGGAAACTATGCTCTCGAAGCTATTCTCGGGGACACAGGTATTACAAACTGGAGGGGTTCTGTCATCGACGCTACTCTGCCGAATGGTAGAAAAGGACATGTCGTTTGTGCCTTCAACCCCGCTTATGCGCAGCGTGAACTTAAGTTCGAGCCTGTATTTCGAATGGACTGTAAAAAACTCGATCTTATCAATCGACGTGTGTTCCGACCCCACCGCGTCGATGTAGTGATCAACCCGACATTCAAAGAGGCTATGGCATATCTCCGTGACCTCGAACGCTCCGACAAGCCTATCGCGTTTGATATAGAAACTATGAACACCAGGGAGACGGTCTGCTATGGGTTTGCCAATGACCCGCATAAAGCTATCTGTATCAATCTTCGTGATGCCGAACTTAATCGGTTCTCCGTGGTACAGGAGCGTGAGCTTCTATTTACCATCCGCAAGCTGTGTGACTCACACAACATCGTGGCGCAGAATGGATCGTTCGATACATATCATGAATGGTGGCGTAACGGTCTACGTATCAAGATATGGTTTGACACGCTATTGGCACATCATACTCTATACCCGCAGCTCCCCCACTCGTTGGCTTTCCTCGTGGCGCAATACACTACGCATCCCTTTTACAAGGACGAGGGAAAGAAGTGGAAAGAAGGAGGGCACATAGATGACTACTGGACGTACAACGGGAAAGACTGTGCGCTCACGTTCGCGTGCTACGAAAAGCTCTACGCGGAACTCAAAGCGCAAGGTCAAGAGAAGTTCTTCTTCGAGCACGTCATGCGCGCGCAGCCTCATCTTGTCAGTGCGACTGTCCACGGCGTCAAGGTTGATGCCTCAATCAGAGATGTTATTACTGAGCAAGTTAATAAGGACTGTGATGCGGCAAAGGCTGAGTTTCACAGGCTTGTGTATGAACTCACCGAAGATGACGAGTATCTACCGAACCCTAACTCCTGGCAGCAACTACAAGAGTTTTTCTTTCGGCGTCTTCGGCTCCGAGGAAAAGGCCAAAGCACTGACGAGGCTAATCGCGACAATCTCATGAAAGACCCAGGCACGCCTCCACTCGCGAAGGAAATGCTTGCCGCGTTAAACAAATTCAAGAAGGAGGATAAGTTTCGTGGCACCTACGTCGAGTCGAAAGTCTCGGAGGATGGCAGGTTTCGTTGTGAGTACAAGCAATATGGAGTTGCTAGAGCACCCGGCCGCCTCAGTTCTGCGGCAATTATTTACGGTGACGGTGGAAACATGCAGAACCAGCCTGTTCGCGCGAGGAGTATGTATATTGCTGATCCTGGTGCGGTGTTTTGCTATTTTGATCTCTCGCAAGCAGAAGCCCGCGTTGTTGCTTATCGAGCCAATATCCCAAAGTGGAAAGAACAATTCGAACAAGCTCGTCTTGACGGTAAGTATGACTGTCACCGAGCCCTAGCGTCGGAGATGTTCAAAGTACCATACGATCAAGTACCTCTAAAGGATTGGGACGAAGATGATCTCCCTACTATTCGCTACATTGCTAAGCGCTGCCGTCATGGTCTCAATTATCGCATGGAGCGTCATAAACTTGCCGAAGTTACGGAGCTTGCATATCATCAGGCCGCTAGAGCGTGGAGTGTTTATCATGCCATTACTCCTGAGCTACAGAGATGGTGGGCAGCCGAAGAGAAGCGATTCAAGGCTACACGAGAAGCCTACAATGGACTTGGTAGAAGACTCAAAGTCATCCAGAGGATCGACGAGGTTGTACTCAACTCACTCATCGCCTTCTTTCCGCAATCCACGGTTGGAGATAAGGTAACTCGTATCTGGTACAAAAGTGCTGAAGACGATAGATGGCCAGACAAGATGTACGCGCGTATCTGCATAGACGTTCACGATTCATTGATCGCAATGACTATTCCAAAATATGCAAAGACTTGCTTAGCCATCATGAAAGAACATGCCGAGGAGCCAATCATGATACAGGATGTGTACCTTCATCCTTCGGAGCCTTTGATTATTCCGGCAGAACTAAAACAGAGTTATCCAACAGTGTGGGATAAAGTAAAAAAGAAGTTCATCGAAGACCCAAAAGGCTATCATCGCTGGTCCATGCTCAGGGACGTCCACCTATGAGGCCGCATGATGAACTATCTCAAGTCCTTCGATTGTATCTTATGTCAGCAGGCATCACAGGTAAGAAACAGAATGAGATATTTAGGCGCTTCCAACACCGTCCGCATCTAGAGATACTCGCGGAGTTAGAAGCATTATGGGCGGAGCATAAACTGCAACGGTTTACAATAGACAAGAAAACCGTCGTGTGGCGTGCGACCGATTTAGCCAATGTGTGAGTCACACAGAGTTATTGCGCCGCTACTCCAGGCAACTCCTCCGGATACGAGAACGGTGCATCTCCGGTGATAGGTTGTGCATAGGGCTGGATGTCCTTTAGTTTGATCGGACGTCCAGCCTTCGCAGAGAATTCCTCCTCCACAGCCTTTTGCATTTTCAGTAGCACAGCCGCTGCGTCCTGTTGTTTGAAGATGTAATAGTTCTTGACCTGACGTAGATTGGTCGGATCGACTTGATTACGTTTCAACTCCTCGAGCACGTCTTTACGATTAGACAGTTCGGCTTGCCAAGTTACATTGTTCCCATCGTCAACGCTGCGCAGCGATTTGAGCGCAGCAGTCGCGTCTCCGTATCTACGCCATACCGAGCGGAAGCCGATACCGCCTCCATCCTCACCCTTGACGAAGTTCGGACTCTCCTTCTTGAACCTGTTGTAGAAGTCTTGCATAAACGCAATGTACACTGGATTTGTTGGAGGCTTAGGCATAAGCCCTGGGGACTCACCTGAGATTGGCGGGCCGAGAAGTTCAGTCGCAAGTACGCCTCCGCCCTGACTTGCAGCTTTGGTGTCAATTTTACCAGCGCCTTGTTCGGCCTTAAAGAAGCTCAACAGCTGATCGATCTGCTTCTGGTTCTCGAACAACTCCTTGCGGATATCTGTATTGCCAGACGCTGGCGGTAGGAGTCTTGTCAAGTCACGTACGATCGGCGCCTTCTCAGCAAGCGTGCTGCCAGCCTGCGTTAATCCATTCTTGATGCCGGCCGCGACTCCCTCTGGTGTGTGTGAGTAGGCTGCGAACCCAGACCCCACAACCTGAGCCATGCTGCCACCGAGTACGCGCGTAAACGCTTCGATGTTCGCAGGCATTCCACGCCATTGATCGAATGGATCAGTCTTGATCTGATAGGCGTCACCACCAAACGCGCCCATCGGAGGTTGAATGCCCATCAGCGCCATAGGAGCACCGATGAATGGGGGCATTGGCGGAATGACTGCCGTATCTAGGAACGCATGTGCAGCCTTCCAGTAATCCTCCTTCAGCGAGTTGTCGTTATTGCCGAACATATGATCCATGCCGACTTCAGTTAGGCGCTTAACAGGCGCCATCTCATGGAAGAACGGCAATTCGATTCCATCCTCAGCAGGAAGCCCAGGGAGAGGGATGTACCAGTTCATCTGACGATTGTACGCACTGCGCCGGTTAAGCATGTAGTCAACATAACTTTCTCCCTTAGGGTCTTTGCCAAGAGAATGCGCGTATAGGTATTGACTGGCAGCGGGCATGGCTGCATACAGCCACATGTTCCGGTTAAACAGCGCAGGGTCACGCATCCACGCTTTGCCAATCCCTTTGATGCCTTGTTGTGTAGCGTTGAACCAAGGGACTGCATTACGTGCGAACTCGTTCACCGCCAGATACGGACGCACAAGAGCTTCACCGGCTGTGTGACTCACACCACCGCCAGTCTCATAACGGATCGGTTGGTTCTTACCAAACTCGTCTTGGAACCTGTATTGTCCAGTCGTCCTGGGATCGCCTGTGAGGCTACGAGCCTTGTGCGCCATTGTCGGGAGTGTCACCTGCTGACCAGTCGCAGGATCAATTGTCTTAAGGTTTCGGCGTACATAGTCGAACGCAGGACCATTATGCATCGACTCGATTAGAGCTTTGTATCCATTAATCCACGGCATCACATAAGGCTTAGCAGGACTCGACCATTCATTAAGCCTTTTCTGCATCGCTTGTAGGCCGGTAGAGATACGTTCGTGTTCTAGGATGCTGCCACGTGCCGTTCCTGCCACCTTCAGTTGCGCATATAGACTATCATCATAGTGCTTCGCCAGCGTCTGCGATAGCGATTGCACCCATCCTTTATTAGCGAACTTTGACAATGATCCCGCGTCGATGGTCTCGTGAATGAACTTCGCAAGCTGCGGATAGAGTTGCTGTGGAATAGATCGCAACGTTCCTACAATGGTCGGTGTCCAAAACCCTCGCTCGGCTGACATTTTGCCAATGGCGTGATTTCGAATCATGCTGATTGGGGCAAATGCAGGCGCGCCGAGTCCAGTCGCATTGAACTCAATCGCTCGTTTTGCCATATACATGAAGTCACCAGGACCAGTGACAACTGGCGTATCCATCTTAAGTGCATCAGCGAGGAATGGATCAGTCGTGTAGGATTCCTTTACGCCGTGCCGGAAAAACGATACAACATTCTTCCGATACTCAGGATGTTCAGCGAGAACCTGTGCGACTTCTTCCGGTGTCCTGCCCACGCGCACGAATGAATCGGGAAGCACTCGACGCATACTGTCCACGTACTGACCAACAGCCTCGTTTTCTAGACGCTCCCGAAGGTTTCGCTTCGAGTACATAGTCTGCATCTGAATAGGGTCTTGTTCAGCGAGACGCTGCGACAAGTCCATCCCTCGTGACTCTTGACGATTAAGCCATGGAACCTCATACCGTCGGTAAGCATTCAAGTAAGCTGCGCTGCGATCAGGAATGCCAGGATTGTTTGTCGGAGGGCGAGCCTTTGGAATGGTTGCGTATTCGCCAGTCGACTGAAACTGACGTACAGCCTTATTCCAATCCTGCCAAACTTTTGCAGCTTGTTTGACTGCCGGATTAGCCTGTTCCATCGACTTAATAATAGGCCCGAGCGTCTGTACAGTTTGACCAGCAGCGGTAGGTAGCCCAGGATTTGGATTTGCGGCTGTAGGTTGATATCGCGGAAGCCGTGAACGCGCTACAAGGGACTCGAACGTATCGAGTGCGATAAGATACTCCTTCATATCAGGCGTGAACTTTTGTTGCATTTGTGCAAGAGACACAGGTGCGTTGAACGTAAACGTATTGGTTCGCATCTGACCAGTTTCGACAGCACTCTCGGACAAGTGCCGCGCACCGGATCGGGTCTGTACACCAAACAGATCAGTTAGATGCTTTTCCACTGATGGCACGATACCGTTCTTCGCGCCGACATTTAGCAATGCTTTGTTCACATCATCAGCGGTACGAGCAAGGTCCATCGGATTGCTGAACGCCTTTGTTCCAGGCATGGCGTGAATGACGTCGCGGCCAACGGGGATACGTGTCTCTCCAAACACTCCCTCTTTGAGCAACAATGCGTCTATGATCCCGCGTGGTCGCGGTGTCGTACCCCATTTGAACGCACGAAACACACGAGGCGCAAGGATCATACCAGCCGCACCAGCCGCAGCCCAGCCCATGCCTTCGTAATCCGTCGGTCTAATCCTCTTAGGACCACCAACTGTGTCAACGACTCGCTGTGCCGTAGGAGTGTACGTTTCGAGATACTTTTGCTTAACAATTTCGTATTGCTTAAGTCGCTCTGCATACTCGTCGTCAGACTCCTTCGACCGTTTCTTCGGCTTAGACGGTTGCTTTACACCAGCGGGAGGCTCCATCTGTGGGGTCGCAGGTAGCGGAGCAGGAGTCGGAGCCAATCGTTTACGAGCCGCTTCGAGTAGCTTCTCTTTGTCACTCATCTCACCTGCACCCGCAGACGGAACAAGCAACTGCGCAAGTTCTTCAGCCGTCGCCTGTGCGCCACCACGAGCCTCAAGCTCTTTGGCAGCCATCGGCGCAGCCATCAAGCCACCAGCGAGGAGAAGCCCTCCCTTGCCAGGAGTAGCCAACTGTGCAAGATCGACGAGTGGCTTCGGTGTGAATTCCTCTCCAGCCGCTGCCTTGCCAGACTCTTCAAATCCAGACTTGGCCAAATCATCCAGCAGCTTAAGAACGGCGGGACCGCCCTGTTCGATCAGTTTGGTCGCGCCGCCCTCTTCCCGTCCCTCTGCTGGGCGCACACCGCGACGAATGCGGCCCGCAGCGACGGTGAAGGGATCAGGTTCTGTGATGGGCTCAGGAGCCGGTTCAGGAGCAGCGGAGTCTTCAATGTTCTGGTTAAGTTGTTCTTCCTGCTTCGCACCACCTATTTGGGTGGCTGTAGTCGGCGTGATAGGAACGTCGTCCGGTCCGAAACCGGTTACAGGTACTGCTTCGCCTTGTGTGAGCGGTGGCCTAAATGACGGATCAGGTGTGAAATACGGAGCCTCTGGATCACCTTGTTGTACGAATCCAGGATAGGCTTGAGGCGTCTCACCAGGAATAGTGAAACGCCCTGCCTTCAGAAGTTCATCAAGCTGCTTGAGCCAATCGTCTTCTTCTTCAAGCGGAATCAGCATCTGTGTGACTCACACAAGAGTTAGCTTCATCATTCACCGGCTTCGGGACTTTCATCCGTCTCAGAGTCCTGCATACCGGGTGGTAGCTTATCCTCTCCCCAGTACTGCTCAAATGCACTCACGTTCTCAGGGGATGGGTCGGCCATGAGAGCTTGTTGATCTTCTGCAAGGTTCACCCATCTCATTCCGCCAGTTGGAGGAGGAGCTTCCCCACCCATCTGATTGCTTACATCGTCAAGCATTGCTTCATCTTCTGGCATGTCAGGAGGAGCCATCGCAGGCCGCATCCCAGGAGATCCAGCAGGCATTGGCGGTCCCATCGGCATTCCCTGACTACCAGGAGCACCACCAGCCGCCTGTGCCGCCATCATCTGAGCAATTAGTTCTTGAGGTCCAGCCATGTTGCGTCCTTTCTAGAAGCCCCAGTAGTCGTCACCGAATCGGTCGTTGAAACTCGATACTTTCGCTGTGTCCCCATACGGATCGGGTACGATGCCGCTATAGTACGGAGCACCGCCGAATGGGGCAGCCTCGCCGCCGACACCTTTTGTGGTGGGTCCGAAGTTAAACCGTCGATCCCAACTGCCTATATCAGAGCCACCGCCACCACCACCGCCACCAGAATATGTAGCACCCTTCGTATTACCGAGCGTCCCACCCGTTCCCGCAGCGAGCTTTGCCAATTGGCCCAAATTGCCCGCACCACCACCACCACCACCAGCGCCAAATGCAGCAGCCCCCTTGACTGCCGTATCATAGGCGTGACCAATGTTCTGGCCTCCTTGCGCGAATATCGAGGCGATAAGTTTTTCGTAGTCCGCATCCGCCGAGAGCACATCGGAACGCCCCTGACCTTCCATCTGCTTGATCACGCTGCCTGTCGGATCGAGCGGCGCCACCGTATTAGCCGTTCGCTCAAATGCTTGTAGCGCAGGTAGGTATTTACTCGTATGTCCCGCTTCGCGCTTAAGCGATTCATCCAATGCTGCACCGCGAGCCTGAAGCATCTGTGCTGCGAGTTGTTGTCCAGGCGTCTTCTCCCCGTACTGCGAGGCATTGATTACAGGTAGGTTGCCTTGCTGACGTAGAGCCTGTCGACCGACTAATGTACTCAACGCACGATCGCCTTGACCCTGCGCTCCTTGGATTAGGTTGACGAGTTCCGCGTAGCTTTCGGCTTCAGTTTTAGGATGGTCATAGAGGTACTCGCCCCTGAGTCGGTCGTAATCCTGGGAAGCTTGTGCACCCCTAACGTTAGTACGTCCTTGTCGGGCTTCACCTTCGTCGATGAGCCGCTGTTGGGTTGGGGTGTAGTCGGTAACCCATCGCCGCTGTGTCGGGTCATAGTATGTTGAGTTCCCAAATTGGTCAAATCGAAGCCCGCCAGCGGCACCTAGGCGTTCTCCATGTGCGCGTTCATTACTCGCCAAAGCGTTGGCAAGGTTCTGCTCCTGAAACATCGTCGATTCGTTGCCTTGGAGGAGAGCAGCACCGCCTCCAATAAGCTTCTCCCCAGCACCAATGCCAGAGATCAGCATAGATAAGGTCAACGGGTCCATATGTCAACTCCCTGTGTGAATCACACAGCTTAGAATACAGTCGAAGTCCGCTCGTCTTTTTTCTTCAAAGGAGCGAATGGATCATCAGTCGTGGTTTCGCTTGTCGGAATATTTGTTCCAGCCAACGCATTAGGATCGAATGGCTGATTTCCTGCACCTTGCGCACCGCCCGCCAATGCCGCAAGTGTCTTAGTATCGAACAGATCACCGGTGATCGATCCCTTGAACCTGTCCGGCAACGAGGATTGAAACGATCCGATTTCTGTATTGTACGCACCTGCATACGGATTGATGTCGAACGTATCACCTACATTAAGTGCTGATGCGGCACCTCGACCACGATCCGCAATTCCTGCAAGCTTATCACGTTCGGCGGACAACAGAGTATTACTAATGTCATCAAGTGAAGTACGCACCCGCGATCCTTGTTCATCAAGATTCTTCGCAGCCGCTGCATAACCAGTGTCCGTGATGACGCCGCGCTTAAGGAGATTTTTGATGTAATCATCCGCCTTGCCTCGCTGCTCGCCATAGACCTGTTGCTCAAGCGGATCGGTTAGCGAGCTTGGAAGTGCAGTGTTTTGAAACTCAGGTGCGAACAGTGAGTTGAGTTGCGCCATTGCAGACTGACGCGTCGCAGTAGGGTCTTTCGCAGCTTCCGCAGCCTCCTTAGCCTGTTGATCAGAGCGAAGCTGATTCAGATAATCCATCTGAACCTGTAACGCCTGAGCATTTGCAAGCCGTGCCCGCTCAGCTTCGCGCTGTCGCACCGCTTCTGGGTCTTCACCGCCACCGCCGAATAGATTGCTGAGCCAGGACATTGAACCCTCCTAGAAGACTGTTGTACGCCGCTTTTTCTCAGCGGGTACGGCTGGAGCTTGATCATCGAGCCCTGTGCTTAACTGTCCCCCTTCGACTGCATAGGGATCATACGAAACATTCTGTGGTCCAGTCACCGCACCGGATGCCGCACCGATACCTGATGTATCATACAGATCACCAGGTGGCAGACTTGCATTGAACCGCGTTCCAAAGCTTCCTGCGTAGCCTTGTCCTGTCGATGCGATTTCATTAACGAGAGGTGTTGGATCGAACTCTGTTCCTACAGGAGTCCCTTGCGCTTGCGCTCGCTTTTGGTTTGCAAGGTTTGTTAGATTAGCACGATCAGAGCTAATGAGAGCACTACCCAAGGCATTTAGCTTTGAAGTGATCCCACCCGTCTGTGTATCTAATGCCTTAACCGCATTGCCTCGTCCTGACTCATTCAATACGCCACGCTTAAGCATGTTTTGAATGAAC